CGGATCGCCCATTGCAACGGTTCCCGACCTCGTTTGGCTTTTGGGACAACGGGACGGCATCGAGTATTTTTACGTGCAACGTACCGGAATGAACGATTTGCGCACGATTGCTGCAACCTTGTCGCAATATCCCAAAAGCGTTGTCCTGACATCGCGCAACTATTGCGTAGAGGCGTTGCGTATCGTTTTACCACAGCCATGTATCGCCTTGGAAACCATCACCACACTCCTTGACGACGGCACAATTGCCATTGATCACGATGCAATCGCAGAACACATCAAGGTTGCGTTTCCCGAATGGTCGACTCCGCCTCATGAATTTCGCAAGCGGGGACAAAAATGGGTGGTTCGCTTTGCCGGAAGCGACGACGTGTATCTCAACAATACGGACGGCCCGTATTATGTTGCCATGCTCTTGGCGAATCCCGGCAAGTCCATGCACGCCCTCGACATGCACCAGATCGTTTCCAAACGTGACCCGGCCAAAACGCCGAAAGAGTTGGTGGTTGCCATGTCGGATCGCCAGACACTCAGCGATGTTGAAAAACAGTTGCGCAAATTACTCGAAGAGTTGGATCAGGCGCGCCGGGACGGAGATCAGATTGTCGAACAGGAAACTCTCGATGAAATTGAAAAACTGAAACAATATCTTGCCGAAACCAAAGGGCTCGGTGGCCAATCCCGCAACTTTTCCGATGCGGCGGACAGCATCGTTCGCACCGTTCGTCAATTGATAAAAAGGACAATCAATGAAATTGACGAAAACTTGGAAGATTGCGCAAAACACCTGCGGAACTCAATCAAGACACATTCCGTTCTCTATTATGACCCTGAAACAAAAATCGATTGGAAATTGTGATTCACTGATCCGTCTATTTTTCTCATTTTGACATTTTTTGACCGGTTGCCGTAAAAAGCAGCCGGTTTTTTTATGAAAATCTCAAAGGAAACGACTCTGTTGCGTTACGCAATGGATTTGTTTCCGCCATCCCTGTGAAGAGCGAACCTCACCGGGAATTCAAAATGCCTGATGAGGCCAAGTCCTTCAGCGGGTTTTTTTGTGAAAATTTCATGGGAAACGGCTCTGTTGCGTTACGCAACGGATTTGTTGCTGCCATACCTGTGAAGACCGAGCCTCACAGGGAACACAAAGCCCGTTTTGAAGATTCGCTCTTCAGCGGGCTTTTTTGATTCTTTGAAAACGAAAACCAAAGGAGAGGATCAATGCAAATTTGGGAAAAATACACTGCGCTCGCGAACCGGTATTTGCGGGTGCAGACATTGATTAACGACATCCCGCCGGTTGATGTTGAGGATATTCGGCAGAATATTGTTCTGCATATTCTGACATACCAACAGTCAATGGCGGCTTTGTCGAAACAGCAACTCACTGACTTCATTGACCGTGCCGTGGAGCAGTCCACGAAAAGCTGGAAGCGGTATCGCACCCGGTACTTGCCAATGGAGGACGAGCTAATGCCGACGGTCAACGAAATCCGGCAGGGTGAACTCAATGAAAACGGGTTCGCCACACTCAAACTCGACGTTGCGGCCATTCTCGAAAAACTGACAACACGCCAGCGCGTCATTTGCCAATGCCTCATGAACGACAATCAACCGCGTCAGATTCAAAAAATGACTCGCTGTTCGCTGTCAACTTTGACATTGGAACTCGACCAAATCCGTCATCGGTTTCGAAGGTTCGAGAGCTGCTAACCGTTCCCTCAAAAAAAAGAGGTGCATTTGCAACGTTCGCTGTCCCATAGAGGTAGAGCAACAACGCAAGCAGCGTAGCACGCTACCCTGCAGTCGAGCTACCGCTCATTGCCACAAACCCGTTCACGATGCTCACTGGCATCAACCTAAACAACACATTTTTTAACATGAAAGAGCTTAGATGTCAATCGACACAACCATTTTTATTTCCGAGCCGGCCAATGAATATCACGCAAAGGCCAGGCAGAACCTTTCAAGCCACCAGCTCATCGACTTCATTCGGTGTCCGTATCTCCACAACAAGAAACGACTTGGCCTCATTCCCGACGTGGAATCACAGGCGTTTTTGTTGGGCAGCGCGGCACACTCGCTGATTCTCGAAGGTCGGGGCAAGTACGAGTCGGACTATGCCATTGGCGGGCCGATTAACCCGGCGACCGGACGGCCTTACGGAAACACAACCAAGAAATTTCTCGAATGGCAAGAGGTGCAACAAAAGCCCGTCCTCACCTTCGACCAGTCCGAGACCATTGAGGCGATGCACTCCGCCGTTCGCATGAATGAATACGCCGCCGCGCTGCTGAAAACCGGCGTAGCCGAAGGCGTGATTCGTGCGGAGTATTGCGGTCTGCCGTGTCAGATACGGCTGGACTGGTTTAACCCGGAATACGGCATTGTTGATCTCAAAACCTGCGACGATCTGACGTGGTTTGAGTCGGATGCCCGGCGGTTTCGTTACCAGAACCAGATGGCGTTTTACCAGTGCGTTCTCGACGCTGTCATCGGGCAACTCGTGCCGGTTTACATCATCGCGGTCGAGAAGAAAGAACCGTTTCGCTGTGGCGTCTGGCAGATCACGGCGGAAACACTTCTTATGGCTCGTGCCGAAAACGAAGCGGCCATTGGGCGGCTCAAGGAGTCGAAGGTCAAAGACCATTGGCCGACCGGTTATGAAGAGCTGCGGATGCTCACCATTGTTTGAAAACAACAACCTCTTTTTTAACGGAGACATTATGATGTCACTTTTAGAAAAAATACATACCGGCAAAAAACAACAGGCACCGCGACTGCTGATATACGGGTCTGAAGGCATCGGCAAATCGTCCCTGATTGCCAATGGGCCGAACCCGATTTTTGTTCCAACCGAGGACGGTTTGGATCAAGTCAACTGCCATTCGTTTCCACTATGCAAGACGTTTCAGGAGATCATCGATTGTCTTTCCGTGCTGGCGACCGAGAAACACGATTACCGGCTGGTGGCCATTGATACCGTTGATTGGGCGGAACGCCTGATTTTCGATCATCTTTGTAACCACTACAAAGTCAACTCGATTGAAAAGGTGGATGGCGGCTTCGGGAAGGGCTATGTCCATGCCCTGACGTACTGGCGGCAGTTGATTGACGGTCTCCGCTATTTGCGTGAAGAACAGGGCATGATCGTCGCGTTACTTGCCCATGCGAAAATTGAATCGCACACCGATCCGGAATCGACGACGTTTGACCGCTTCAGCCCGAAATTGCACAAGCATGCCAACGCCCTGCTTTGCGAGTGGTGCGACGCCATTCTTTTGGCCACCCGCGAACGTGGCGCAGCCAAGGGCGAGAAGAGCGGCGGGGAACGTATCTTGCGCTGTATCGGGTCGCCGACCTGTGTTGCCAAGAACCGTTATAACCTGCCCGAAATGTTGCCGCTGGACTGGTCGGCACTCATGGATGCATTGACCCAGGATGAATCATGAGGAGATCAATGACCAGAAAATGCAAAAAACGCGGCATCCGGCGTTGCAAATCGTGTGGTGAAATCATTTTCATGGATGGCGAACGCATGCCGGGCAGTAGCCGGTCATATTGTGCCTCATGCCGTTACGTCGAGGTGAGAAGCAAAGGACGTGACCCGGATAAATACATTCGTGCCCTGGCAGCTGATTCCGACCTTGATGAATTTGATTACGAAATGATCGGTGACCCGGACTTTGACATTGAGGAGTATCTGCAATGAAAACCTTAAAAATCCATTCCGAACTTCAGACCTTGCTCCCACCGCTTACGGATGAGGAATGCAAGGGACTGGAAGCAGATATCGTCGCACATGGCTGTTTGTCGCCATTGGTGACTTGGGACGGCACCATCGTTGATGGTCATAACCGTTACGAGATTTGTCAGAAGCATGGACTCCCGTTTGAGACGATTGAACTGCCATTTGATTCGCTGGAACAGGCCAAACTCTGGGCATGGCAGCATCAAGAGCATCGGCGAAACATGACGTCTTACCAAAGAACCACGCTTGCTCTGAAGTTCAAACCGATGCTGGTGTCCAAAGCCAAACTCAAAGAGTCCGAGAGAAAAATGACTTTGGAGAATTCTCCAAAGTCACCTGAAATCAATACTCGTACTGAAATCGCCAAGATCGCAGGAGTATCTGATAACACAGTGGCTCGTGTCGAATACCTTGAAGAGCATGTTGACGAGGACACAAAGGAAAAACTTCGTCAGGGTAAAACCAGTGTCAACAAAGAATACACCCGCTGCAAGGCACAGGAAAAGTCGCCCAAAAAGCCGAAAGCCAAGCCATCGAAGAAGCCTGCCCCGGTTGTCGTGATTGAAACCGAGACGGACACAAGCGAATATGTCCCGCCGCCGTTGATTCATCAGACAGGCGGGTTCGTCCAGACGGTGACCTTACAACATATTCCGCAAGATCATCCCGAACGGCTTATCGCCTGTGTTTTCAGTTTGTTTTCCGAACAATACACACTCGACCTGATCGCCGGGCTTGTCGAACGCCTGACCCACGAACATGGCGGACTCGAAAAAGCCGAACAACTTGTTTCCAAACTTTACAACCAGTATTTCAACACTTCATTCCCCCGTGAATAGAAAGATGACCCATGTTTAACGTACCCACAAACGCGATCCCTTACAACAGTGTTTACCTTGTTTCCGTCACTCCGCAGCTGGCAACGGCTTGGCTTGCGAACAACAACTACAACCGCAATTTCGACCAGAAGGAGGTGAACAAGTACCTGCGGCTGATTCTTGAAAACAAGTGGAAGAGAACCCACCAAGGCATCGCTTTCGACCAGAACGGGCTTTTGATTGACGGACAACACCGGCTCCTTGCCATTGTCCAAGCCAACAAAACCGTGCCGATGCTGATTTTCACAAATGAACCGGCGGAAAATCACGAGGCCATCGACTGCGGTAAAAAGCGAACCCACCTTGATTCCATGAAGCTCGAATTGCGGGACAGCCGAATCACGGCCAAGCATATTTCGACTCTTCGTGCGATGGTCTCCGGCCGGTTCTGTGTCCGCAAGAACTGGTCGAATACGGAAATCAATAACATGTACCGGGTCTATGGTCAGGCAGTGCAGTTCGTCATGGATCAGTTTGCCTCGTCCAAAATGATGGTTGATGATCCCACCTTGCGCGGCGTGATTGCACGAGCCTACTATCGTGTGCCGCCGGAACGACTCATCGAATTCTGTGACATTCTCCGAAACGGGCATGGGGAGCATGCCAATGCGAGAGTGGTTCGTGAACTTCGGAGTTGGATGTTGTGTGTTGATAACCAGCGGGAAAGCACACGACGTGACATTTACAAGCGGGCGGAATACACGCTTCTTGCGTTTATGCAGAACAGCCCGACCGTTACCATACCACTTTATGCCAATGAACTGTTTCCCATCCCCGAATGATGAGCCAACGAATCAAAACATTTTCACGAGGTGATTTATGACAATACTCAAGGTTCATTCCGACCTTCACACTCTGCTGCCTCCGCTTTCGGATGCGGAATACAAGGGGCTTGAGGCGGACATTTTGGAACACGGTTGCTTGTCACCGCTTGTGACATGGAACGACACCATTGTTGACGGCCATAATCGTTACGCGATCTGCCAGGATCACGAGCTGTCGTTTGACACGGTGGAATTGGAATTCGACTCGCTGGACGATGCCAAGTTCTGGGCGTGGTCGCATCAGGAACATCGCCGGAATTTAACGCCGTTTCAGAGGACGGAGATCGCGTTGCAATTCAAACCGATGCTGGCGGCTATGGGTAAGGAGTTGCAAGGCAAACGCAATGACCTTGCATCAGACAACTTTTGTCAGAATTCTGCCAAAAGTTCACATGATACGAAAAAAGAACTCGCCCGGATTGCCGGTGTCTCCCATGACACGGTGAGTAAGGTCGAGTACCTCAACAAACACGCTGACGAAGATACCAAACAGCGTCTGCGTAGTGGTGACACAACCATCAACAAGGAATACACCCGGTTGCGGGTTGCCGGAAAAGATGAAGTCCCTGACTTCGACCCGGAGCCGCTTGCGCCGACGTTCCCGAATCCAACGGACACGTTTCAGGAATCGGTTACGTTACAGCATATCCTTTTGCACGATACCGAATCGCTGATTGCCTGCCTGTTCGGTCTTTTCGACGCCGAATATCGCGAGCAGTTGATTATCGACCTGCTTGCAAAAATTGAAGATGAAGACGGCCTCACCGCCGTCACACGAATCGTAACAAAAATTGACAAACAATTTCCCATTTCCCAACAATAAGGAGTTCCCCATGACAACATTTCAAGTTCCCCAATCCGCCCAACAGTCCCAACTGGCTTATACCGTCGATGTCACACCGCAGCTCGCGGAAGAGTGGCTGAAACGCAACTTTTTCAACCGCAAACTCCACGAGGAAACGGTCGAACGCTTTTGCCGTGCCATGCTTGCCGGTCACTGGCGGTTGACACACCAAGGCATCGCGTTCGACAAATACGGCGTCCTCGTCGACGGTCAACAGCGATTGGAAGCCGTCCGGCGCACCGGCAAAACGGTCAGGATGTTTGTTTTCACCGATCAAACCCTTGCCAACCACGAAGCGATTGACGGCGGTAAAGTTCGCACCAATCTCGACGTAATCCGCCTTGAGCAACGTGACAGCCGCATTACGACAAAACATCTTTCGACACTCCGGGCGATGCTTGCCGGTCGGCAGTGTTCGCGTCTCAACCTGAGTTCCAAAGAGATCAACAGTTATTACCGGCAGCATTATTCCGCCGTCCATTTCGCGGTCGATCAACTCGCTCCGGCCTACTCGCGGCAGATTGACGATCCCACGGTGCGCGGCGTCATCGCACGGGCGTATTACACCGTCAACGAGACCAAGTTGAAGGCATTTTGCAGTTGGCTTTGCGCGTCCTGCAAGCAACCGGCGATCATCAAGGAACTCGCCGACTGGCTTTTGAAACTGACCGACCATCGCGAGGAAACACGTCAGGAAATCTACAAGCGAACCGAGTATTCGCTGCTGGCTTATGCCCGCGAGCGGGAATTTGTGAGTATCCCGTTTGCGGCAAGGGAACTGTTTTCGCTGAACTGAACAGGTATCAGGATTCAGGCGTCAGGGTTGATGTTCGAATCCTCACCTGATTCCTGAACCTGATCATTCAATTCTCTCAAACAACGAAAGGCAAAATATGGCAATATTAAATTTTGACGCATCGCAGGTTGCCCCTTCGGTGCCTTATGAAACCTTACCGGCAGGCAAGTACCTTGTCGAAATCACGGACTCGGAAATGAAACCCACGAAGTCGGGCAACGGCGAAATGTTGCAAATCGAATTCACGGTCATCGACGGCGAGTTCAAAAACCGAAAAGTCTGGGATTACCTCTGCCTGCGCCATTCCAACCCGGAAGCGGTGAAAATCGCACAAGCAAACATGTCGGCAATCTGTCATGCGGTCAACGTCTTGCGTCCGGGCGACTCGGTGGAACTGCATCATATCCCGCTGGTGATTGCTGTCAAGTGCAAGGCCGATGAATCGACCGGGGAAATTCGCAACGAGGTGAAATCCTATTCCAAACCGGAATCGCAGGTGAAACAGGCGGCAACCATACCCGCCGTCACATCCGCCCCGGCAACAAAAACCGTACCACCGTGGAAACGGTAGTGCAAGGATTCAGGGTCTCAGGCTTCAGGGATCAGGAAAACCATATCAGAACACCTGAAACCCGGCTCCTGAATCCTGACACCTCATGGAGATTCAACGATGGGACGACTTTCACGCAACAAGGGCAAGACCGGCGAACGCGAACTGGCTCGTGAATTGCAGCGTGTGCTGGGTGTGACGGCACGTCGCGGTGTGCAATACACGGGTGGGCCGGACTCGCCGGATGTGGTGACCGACATTCCCAACCTGCATATCGAATGCAAACGCACCGAACATTTCAGGCTGTTTGAGGCACTTGAGCAGTCGGTTCGGGACGCCGGGGAATCGCAGGTGCCCGTTGTCATGCACCGCCCGAACTATCGCCCCTGGATCGTTGTTTTACGACTCGACGATTTACCGGCACTTGTTGAAACGATTAGCAAATTCCAGCGGAGTAAAGACAATGACCAGCAAAATTGACCCAAACGAAATTTGTATCGACGCAAACATACCACAAGGATTACGTCGCACCAATGCCG